GTCGAGGCAAGACCCCCTACAAGCGCACCCCCGCCCGCCGACAGACTCACTATCGTGGCTTTTTTGAGTGTCGTACATCCTACAAGACTGGCGGTTCCGGCGATGACCACCAACCAGTAGCCCAGCCTACTAGAGCCAAGGCCACGATGACTCCAACAGCTATCCAAAACTTTTTCTTTCCAGCGCTTAAATCTTTCCATTTTTCCATTTTATTTCCTTACATTTCTAATATATGATTAAACCACAGGACCATTCCAAATGGTACACTTAGAATCAGAACAATCATACAAGTTGGAAATATAAATTCTTTCCAACTCATACAGTAAAGCTATTTCCACATCCGCATGACTGTGAGCCAGTAGGCGGTGTGAAGTGAAACGATGGTCTAAAGGGATCGCTGTCCCAGTCCATAACTGCATCACCTAGTAATTCCAAAGAGGAAGTATCAGAGAATATTGTCGAGGACAACATCTGCGCGCCTGATGGTAGGTCGGCGGATGGAGATAATTTTATTTGATAACCAGAACATCCGCCACCTTCTAAGTGTATGCCAAGAAAACCTTCTCCCTTCAGAGTCTGGTCTACTTTGTTCTGTGCTGATTCTGTTATTGTCATTCAATGTCCTGCTCCGCCACAACCGCCACACATCCCTGTACCACCTTGACCCTTAAATACATCAGAGAATACAAAAGTTGGACTCATGCCGGAGGTGTCGTAGTCTATTGTTGCCCCATCCATAAACTGATATGCAATAGGGTCGATAAGAAGATAAGGTGCTATTTCTGTATCTCGCTCTAACTTCTGATCTGCAAAGGTTAGGTTATGCGTCATCCCAGAACACCCAGTTCCTTGTACGAATGGTCTAACTGCTACCATACTACTTTCTATACACATAGATTCAATTTTATTTCTTGCTGATTCTGTTACCGTTATAGTCATCTGAAGTAATCATCAGTTACATAGGTATGTGGTTTACCGCACCAAGTGCAATAAAGTTCTTTGTTAATTAGAATATGTTCTTCCCCGTGATTTAGGGCAACAGACCAAAAACGATTACAAAATATACAAGTAAAGTTATGTATCGTTTCTCTTATCCAAGTCAAGATAACTCCTTGTTTAGTTTATGTACCTCATCAGACACTTTGGATATAAAGATAAATGGAAATATTCCATGTACCAAAGCAGTCAAGGACAAAAGAAACAACTTCAAAGCAAGCACCGTTGCAAAACGTAGATGTCTCGCCCATGATAAATTTATATCCTTTAAATGATTCATAATACCTTTGCCACTACGATGTTCCCTTCGTTGTTCGTTTTTAATTCTACTGTACGTTTCTCGCAAGTGAATCGAGTATTCCCGGATGCCGTGTCTTTCCAACCATTTCTTTTCAGAGTACGTTTCATACTTAAACATCCAGACATCCCCAGTTCTGACCATTTACCAGTAGTTGGATTTTCCCAATGGCCCATATATTCTTTGATGTCATTGTTAATATATAAAAGTAAAACAAACATGACTTCCATTAGTGTGATACTCCGTTTCCGAATTTAATCTGTGCCATCTTATCCTTTAGTATCTCTACCTTTTGTTCCAATGCTTCTATTCTCTGTCGGTAGAAGTCAAGGGTAAGTGCCTGTTGCCTGTCGAATGGGGCATTACCGTCTTCAATATTCTTTAACAACTTCTCAAACTCACCACTCAGATGTTCGATGAGCATAAATTGCTCCGCATCGGCTGGCAAACTTCCGAGCGTTCCTCGGGGCCACTCAAGAGTGAAGGTCGAGTTCTTTGTTACGTCTGCCGTCATAAGAATCTGATTCGTTTCGACCACATTCAGTCGTTCCAATATTCCAAAGTATCCCCAAGCACCCAAACAAACACTGCCTATTAAACCTATAAGGTTTCTTATTGGCATTCCTACGGATGTTTTGTCGCTAAAACTTACACCCCCATCATCCGCCACTGCTTAACCACCTTGTAAACAATGACCCACCTATACCTGATAAGCCTACAGTAGCTAAGACGACACCAATGCCTATACCTCTTGTGCGTTCGAGTTGCTGGTCTAATCTATCTAACCTATCGTTCTGTTCTCTTACCATGACCTCAAGGCTATCAACCTTCTGGATTAGCTTCCCAATCTCAAGATCGCTAACATTGCTCATGTCTTCGGGTCCTCATTCTCCGTACCCAATGGATGATCTGGAGGTCGTATATATACTTGCCTATCCTCCCCGCTAAAGGCAATGCAAGTCTGCTCGTCCGTGATCATCAACACGGCAGCCAAACCACTGTCTGGGTTCTCAATAATTGCGACCCGCTTACTCTGATCCTGAGTCGCGCTGAACGTCATCGATATATGGACGCCGTAGTCAGAAATTAACGCACCCATAAGAGCGGCGAAATGATGTTTCTCTACTGTCGCTGGTAAACACATCGCTGGGAACGGGATCATTTGTTTCACCATCCCTTCCGGCGGCCCAGCTTTAACCTCATAAAGCATAGCGCTAAACATAAACAAAGCAGTTGCAAGAATAACTTTTTTCATGGCGCTGTAAACACCATTCTTATTTCTAAACCTAACGTACTAGTAGCAACCGCATCTACGTCTATCCTAATAACATCGGCAGTAGATACTCCGTTATTTCCACTAAGTACAGGGGGCGTTGCCGCAGTGCTTGAATCTTTTTCGCTAAGATCAATAGTAATGGGTGTAGACAACATATTATAACCTGTAGTTATATTATGTATTTGAACATTTGTAATACTTCCGCCACTTCCTACCGTATAAACATGAGCCTGTGCAGTATATAAATTCTTACCATTAAGTGTAGAAGGCACAACAAAATGGGTTATCCCATCTCCAGTAAATGGAGCAATTCCATCGGCAACACATTTTATTACTACAGTTCTTTGTGCAAAAGTTGATACATTTTTTGGTAGAATTGACCTTGTAGTTCCTGTTGAATTATCATAGAAAGAAAACTTATCAGTAGTTTCATCTATTGTAACATCAGTAGTAAGATTCTGTATGACTTCTTGTTTATTACTATCAATACTAGTGAGGTTTGAATCCATCTCACTAAATGTGAGCGGAGAACCTTTTACTTCTCTAAGAGTTAAAGTCGTAGCCATAATTAATCATCCACCGTGTAACCAGCAGTCCAGTAATAGTTTTGGACATAAGGCAGAGGTCCATAGGGAAAAGCGCGAGGCTGTGGTTCGTAAAACTTTCGACCATCAATCATTCTATAGGCAACACGACGAGGAGCATAATCTCTCCTTCCTATTCTTCGTATTCTTCTAGCCATTAATATGCCGCCTCTATTGCAGGTTCTAGAACACGTCCAGTTCTGGTGCGGGGCGGTATCGGGTCCATATCATATATACGAGATAGCGCATCTAGAAAATCTGGATGTATTGTAGGAAATAAACTGTATTCATTATCCTTCATCCACTTAGTAAGGTCATATGTTTTTCTATTTTCATCTATACATATAATCTTTTTAGATATAAGGAAGGCTTGATTCCTATCTTTAAAATCAACTTGGTTAGAAGTTAAAAACTTCTCATCCGTTGGATAAGGAAAGTAAAACGAACCATCCTTTAAGTCTGGCTCTAATCTTTGTATCCTATCTTTCTTTGATTGGGAGCCACCACCACCAACCCAGTTTAATTCATAGATAGGAAAACTACTTCCATCAGAAGACATCATCGACTTATAATGTTCTATGTCAGATTGTGCACCATATCTCTCATAACCTACTTTAACTTCCCTAACACCCGGCGCTCTCTTCCACTTTGTTCTTAATCTTTTTAGATAAGTCCATTTCTCAGAAAGAGTCATTCGATGACAACACCCATCTAAAAGAAACTTATTAAAGTTTGAATCAACACCAACAACAGCCATTGCTGTTCTATTAGATTCTTTCTTTTTAGAATGAGCGGGATCAACCATAATGTATACGTTGATCACATACGGGCGAACCTCATACTCAGTCCACCACTCGTCCTTAAATGAAACATCACTACCAGCTATGGGGTTCAGTAACTGCTGACAAGCTACCGTATAAGTTGAGGTAGTCTTTTTAATCTCTTCCCAGCGCTTTGGTTGAAGAAACACTGGCTCTCCATCCATCTGACCATTGTAAGTAGCTGGATGTACTCTAGGCTTTACCGCCGCCCTTTGAAGTATTGTACCATACGTGTCACCATAAGAATACCTTGTTCCAGCATATTGGTAACGAGGATCATGAGTTGACCCCAAGTTTAGAGACAACTCCCATTGGGTTGTAGTCTTCTTAATCTGCTCTGGGGTGGATACTGCATCCTGAACCACTACATCATCATAAACAATAAGGGAAAAATGTCGTCCAGTAGGCTGACCGTCGACAAGTCCGTGAGCTTCCACTGTTTGCTCTTTAGGATTAGATTGACGCTTGACACATATGCCCTCATTCTCAGCCCACTTAGGTGCTTGCTGTTTGGGCTTCTCGTACAGTATATCTGGAAATAAACTTTGCAACCTCTCATTGCCTTCAAACTCCTGCATAATCTGACGCAGGAACGGCTTGGCCTGACGAGCCGAATAAGAAAGAATTCCTATCGTAATGTCAGGATTACACAATACTTCCTGTACGCATCCTAAAAAAGTAATTATGGACGATTTATAATGGAACCGCGCCCAAAGGTCGAGGTGACTATCTTTGGCTCCTTCGACTTCTCTGCATCTATCGTATATCCACGGATGTAACATATCATGCCGATTACATATAAACACACCAAGGTAATAACGATCACACTGAGCGAGAGTCCGAATAAAAGAATCATCGATATTAGAATCACGGTGACATTCAGCATAGGCTTCAACCGCTTCCTCATACGAGACAGTTTGGAGATGCTCTGCAAGTCTAATCGCCGCTTTCGCACTATCATTATCTACTAGAACGCTTTCCGCGATCATGTCTTGCATATTCTTTTGATACCCTTATTGGTGGACATTTACCTTTAGCTTTCTTGCGCCCTTTGGGAGTGGCGCACATCGCCATAAATCTAGCCTGTTTCTTTGTTTTGCTAGGCATTTCTCCTAGCCTATAACGGCGCCGGACTTCAATGTTTTCTTTCCAGCACCTATAAGCTGTCTATGCCTACCAGCAACTTTATTTCTCTGTGCTATGTATGCTTTCCAAGCTATATCACTTTTTGGCTTTATAACCTTTCCAGCCTCATCTCGTTTAATACCATGCTTTTTCTCAGCGGCTCCCATATGAGTCTTTCGCCATGTCTCAGCATGTTGTCGTGGCTGACCTGTTTTGAACTTTCCGCGAATATCTTCTACAGCGCCCTTGAATGCTGATGGATCATATACCGCAGGGCCTTTAGTAGTGGTTTCAGAAGGAGGAACATAGTTGTGTTCAGGACGATGGGTCATCGCCTTTAGTTTTACATGAGTATCTTTGTCGAAAGAGCCAGCCTTTTTAGAGTCCATTAACTGCTTTATTAAACCAAATTTACCAGCCTTCGCCCATGCTTTAATCTTCTCTAGATCAGCCGCATCAGTTATCCCTTTATTAGCCCAGTCAAATTCAAATTGACCGCCATAATTTGGACCCTCTTGATCTCTCTCTTGTATCATGCGTTTATGAGTATTTGTGTCCCAAGTACCTCCTGCCTGAGTAAAAGCATTTCTTGCTCTACCCATCATTCCTGCATCTGCATATCTTTTTGCAAGGTTCAATAGGTCTTGATCTAAACTATCCCACGAGTTATCGTAGTCTATAATTGTTTTACTAACAAGGGCTTCATCTGTACCACCGCCACCTACGGTAGTTGAAGTACCGGGTGGAACCGTGTTAGTTTCACCAGACCTAATAATAGGATTAAGAGGGGGGGTAAATAAAGCATCACCAGTTACACCGGGAGCGGGAAGTATAGTTTCAGGAAGAACACCACCCTCTAGATTCCATCCAAGTGATGTATCTATATTAACACCAGTAGGTTTTTGTGACCTAACGCTCTGCATGTTACCATTATATTTTTCAACAGCGGCACGAGCGGCGGCTGGATTAGGAAAAGAATACCACTTCCCTTGAATGTAGGCAAATGTTATTACCTGTGGTGTTACATCATTTGTTGCCATAGCATCACCCTCTTAATCCTTGTTCATAGTAATTCCAAAAAGCATCTTCGTCCATAACCAATTTCCATAATTCATTACCGCTTAAGGGACCAAAGATTTCTGGATGTTTTTTTGCAAACCCCATAAGACCCCAGAAACCACCAGTAACTTTTTCTCTTTCTCTATCTGATTGAGTTTTCTCTACTACGGGGCCGGGTTCACCGGGATCAACTCTTGCTCCAGTAATTCTATTCCCATATTTATCATAAAGAGTCTCTTGCATCTCTTTAAGAAGTTCTTGCCCAGTCTTCTTACTGTATATTCCTTTATTGATTAAGCCACCTTCAATAGCCTTTCCTACCTTTCCAATCCATGCACCGGGGATAGCCATTGAACCCCAACTAACCGCTTTAGAAAAACCTGAAGGTGTTGTCGTAAAAGATAGAGCTTTGTTTGTATAGTTTCTTTCGAAATCATTCTTCATTCTAGCGGCATGAGAAACCTCTTTATTAAAATGCGCTTTCCAAC